AAAGTTCGCCCTTGACATTTGCATCGCCATAGACGGCCTTAAGCACATCAGGGTTCAGCGCTTCGATGAGGGTAAACTTGAAAGTGTCGGGCTTCTCGGTCTGGTAGTGGAGGACTTCATCCCCACCCCATGCCTTGATGCTTTCGCTGGTGGGGCTGTTGGCGTTGGTCAGGCCATCTTCGGAAATATAGCCCAGACTCTTAAACGCTTCATTCAGCGCAGTCACCGCATCGGTGGGCAGAGCCGTGTTCAGAGGCGCACGGAAAGCGGCGCCGCCCTTTTTAGGCTTGCCCGTGGTTACATACTTGGTATCTGCCATGGATTTGCTCCTTTCAGTAGTGTGTTATGGTTTGCACCGCCTGATAGCGGTATCGTTTGTTGTGGGTATCCGGGAAAGCATAATCGCCCCCACGCATCGAACAGCTAACAGAGTCCAGGTCGGTCAAATCGTCAAATGCCTTTACCACCTGTTCATTTAGCTGGGCTGCATGAAACATCGAATCAGCATAGGAATCCGCAACAAACATGGATGTATCCACATAGTTTTCACGGCTGCTGTTGCCCTTTTTCAGAACCACAAATTTTCCAGGTGGATCCTTTGGGAATTCCATGTACACAGGAACCGGAAGCTTTTCAGCCATAAAGTTCAGCACAATCGTTTCAATCATCATGGCCCCCCTCACTTCCCCGGGCTACGCCCTGCTCCTTATAGCCGCCAACTATGACACGGGTTTTGCCGACACGAACATCGGAAATATACTCCATTCCCGTCGCCCGGGTCATTTTTGCAGCTTCGTTTTCGCAGACTGCCGCTATTTCATCGGATTTCAGTAGCAAATTGCCAGCTGCCGCATAATCCCATTCAAATGTTTTTTTAGCCATAGCGCTCCACCTTGATTTTCATGTTCCAGTCCAGCGGCACATTTTTCTCGATCCACTTCAACGGAAAGCCGAATGTGCGCCACTTCTGCCCAAAGAATTCAACGGTTTTATCTTCCCAGTCATGGGAATCGCCTTTGGGGACACAAAGTTCATACACAGCGTGTTTTCCATAAAGCTGGATACCGCTAAGAATGTCCTCTGTGCTGACTGGGGTAACAAGCACATTGTCGATGGTAACAGGTTCATCGGAATATACCGGGGCATTGAAAGCATCAACGCCGGTCTGCGTGGGCTGGTATAGCACCACGGGAATTCCCTTAATCATGCTTGCAATCATGGAAATTTATCACCCCATAGCGTTGCCGCCGCAAACCCAACCGGGCAAGTTCGCTTTTCTTGATGAAAAGCCCACCACCCGGCACAAGAAAAGTGCCGGTGGCGCTATAACCACCGGCGCTTTGCGTCATTTGTGTCATGGGTTCGTGGTCGGTGGAGGTCATCAGGGTACGGGCAACCACATCAACGGTCACGGACTTGGCCACACTTCCCAATCCATAGTTGGCTGAAAGCATATAATCCAGATCCTTGCCGACTTTGTATGCTTCGTACCGCAACGAATCGCTCACCACTTTGAGCAACGCTTCTGCACGGGGCCGTTCTTCGGCGGTCAAAGGCCGCCACAGCTTCGTTACATCATCAAGCGTTGCAAAGTCGCTCATTCGTCGTCCTGCCCCTTCTTATCGTCCTTGTCGGCGGTTGCGGCCTTGGGCTTGTCCTTGACCTGGATCCAATCTGCGCCGTTCACCTTGCCATAGGTGGTAACCACAGCGCCGGTAACCTTATTCTTGTAGGTGAACATAAATTAAGCCCCCTTCAGGATGCGGGCGAAAGCGCCCTTGTTCAGGATGCCCCAACCCACCCAGGTTTCGGCACGCAGCACGACCTCATTGGTGCGCTTCAGGTCGCCCTGGCCGTCGGGGTCGCCGTACCCGATGACTTCCATGGGGATCTGATCTGCGTAGCCCCAGCGGAAAGCGCTGGCGAAATCGCCAACATAGCCCATAGCGTTGGCGTTGCCCTTGCTGACGGTAGAATTGACATCGGCAGGGGTCTTGCCCAGAACGCCGGGATTGCCGCCCAGCTTGTACTCGGGATACTGAGAAACGCCGTTTTCCTTGTACTTGCCCAGGGCGGTGCCGAAGGTCTTGGACAGGGCATAGCCGGTCACATCAAAGTCGCCAATCAGGGTAACCGCATCGTTCAGGGCTTCCTCGGGCTTGCCGTCGGTATAGGTGACAGAGGTAACGGTATCCAGATGGTTGGTGCCGATGGCATCGGAAGCGGTCAGGGTGGCAGGGTTCACGCCGTGGAAAGCCATGATATCGATACCGCTGGCGATCTTCTTGGCGAAACCATCCTTGAAAGCGGCCAGCATGGCCAGCGCCTTTTCCTCGGAAGCACGCAGGAACTCATCGGAAAGGCGATGCTGATAAATGACCTTGATGGGCTTGACGGATACGGGAGTCAGCACAGCGGAACCGGCAGGCTTCTGGCCGCCCTCGCCGACGATGGACACCTCGCCGTCCAGGTTAAAGGTGAAAATATCGTTGCCGCTGAAAGCCACGGGCATCTGCTTCGCCAGCTTGATGATGGTGGAATGGCCGTTGACAAGGGAGTAAATCTCCTTAACAACAGCCGCAGGGAACATACCGTTCATAGTAGACTTGTTTGCCATAATAAATTATTCTCCTCTCAAAGAATGAAGCATTTCAGCCAAGGCGGCATCATTGTTATTTGCCGGGGGCTGAGTGCTGGGATTGTACAGGGGCGCTGCGCCCTGTGCGGTCTTGAAAATGGTTGCCATGGATTCGGCATCCTTGCGGATATCTTCCTCCGTTTCACCGGCAAGCCGTTCGGCCATAGCGCTGGGAATTCCAAGTTCCTGGGCAATCCGCATTTTTACCGAGGTGGTCTCGTGGCCCTTGACTTTCTTTTCCAGATCTGCCTTTTCGCCGGTCAGGGTGTTCACCTGTGTTTCAAGGCTTGCAACCTTACCCTTGAGGTCATCGTAATCGGCATATTTGGCGGTGATGGTATCACGCTCACGCTTCAACCGTGCGCCAATGGCCGCATCGAATTCCTCCTGTGTGTTGATGGGTGTAAATTCTGCCATAATAAAAATCCTCCCCACTTAACCCGGTGGTATCGGTAATGTATTTACTACGGGTTGCCCCGTTAGTAGCTGATTTTTTGCTTTCGTTTTTCCTTTTGTTCGCTGCACTTCCAAAACGCCAAAATCATGCTGTCCATCAGTTCGATTTTCGCCACGTCCAGAATGGACTTGTAACCAAAGCCGCCATTGGTGCCGATGGCACGCTTTTCGCAGTTGCTCACGATCTGCACAAGGGACGGCTGGGCCATGTGGCACAGCTGCTTGGCATACATGGCCTGCACAAAAGCGGCGTTGGCCAAAATCACTTGCTTTACGCTGGGCATGAGCGGCTGTTTCAGATGCAGGCGCTTCATTCCGTCCGCAAGTAATTGCTGGCCGTTGGCACCGTCAACGACAACGGTGTCAACATCTGCCCGGGATAAAAAATCAAGCAACCAGCCATCGCCCGCACGCATGGGGCGACAGTCGATTGCTTCGACGAAGATCTGACCGGCGGCGGTTTTGACAGCAATGGACATTGCCACGCTGTCGCCGTCATGGCCATATTTAATTCCGACGAACAGTTTGCCGGTGAACTTAGGCAGGGAATCGCATTTCAGTTCTTCCCATTCTGCCTTGCTTATGGCCGACTTTTGGTTATAGCGCAGCCACAGGCCCAAACGCTGAATATTGAAATCAATGGGGTCAGATCCAACCTCATCCAATACTGACCGTTCGGTAAAGATGGTGCCCAAGGAGGGGTTGGTCTGATACCACGCCTCTTTGTCCTTGGGATCCGTCATTTCGTCCACCGACCATTCGGCCCACCCGGTGTTGACGGTTTCACCCTGCAAGGCCGAATTTCGCATTTTCAGGAACACGGTGCCCGATGAAACAGGGGTGGGCGGTGTTCCGCAAAACAATGTCTGCGGGTTCTTACTGTCCGTAACCACATATTTCAGGGCGCTTTCCTGGTCGTCCGAATATTCCTGGGCTTCGTCAATGACCAAAAGGTCGAAGCCCTCGCCCAGACCACCCTTGGAAGAACGGGTGCGAAAATCGATGGTGCCGCCACCTTCACACAGCAGAACGATGCGCTCAAGGCCCATCTGTTTGGAATAAGTGTAATGCTTATCGTACTTTTCGCCCCGCTTGAGGCGGGTAACTTCGATGTATCCCGCAGCATCCAGCAAAGCGGCAAGCCGCCGGGATGCGCTGGCGCTGGTCGTTGTACGGTGGGCAGTATGCAGGATCCTTTCGCCGTGGGTCAGGCCGTACATTTCCCGAATAGCGACAATTTCATTTTTGCCGTTACGCCGGGGGACGGCATATCCGTATTTGGTATGCACCCACAGGCCCTCATCATTGACTGCCAGAATGTCATACATCTGGATTTCCTGCCATTCCTGGGCAGTGCGCCCCGTGGAGTTGTAGAGGTCAATGGATTCTTGGCCGTGGGTCTGCGTATAAGGTAAAACGACGGATTGTGTGGGGGTCTGGCGGCCTTTGCGTGGCTCGTCCATCTGTGACCCTCCTTGTTTTGGGCATGAAAAAAGCACGGTGCAAAAATACGCATCGTGCTTTTCAGTATTTTACAGTAACTTTACAGTTCGATTTCCCGGCGCATGGCAGCAAACATTTC